GTGCATTTCTGGTACACTTTTTCGTAATTATAAAAATACTTACTCCTGACGTTTCTGTAAGGAATTGATACATGAGCACACAACCCGTTGATTCTAAAGGCAAAAAGAAGATGGGTAGGCCTTCACACAAGCCTACTGATCAGACACGGCAGACCGTCCGTGACTTGTCTGCCTTTGGCATTACGCACGAGCATATTGCTCGTCGGCTAGGTATTACGCATGAGACGCTAGTTAAGCATTACAAGGATGACTTGGAAGACGGTCACATTAACGCTGTGATGAGTGTGGCGAATGCTTTGTACCATCAGGCGACGGTGATGCAGATTCCTGCCAGCACGATGTTCTTTTTGAAGACGCGTGGTCGCTGGCGTGAGACGGATGACGGGAATAATAAGTTGGTGATTGAGGTCAAGGGTGCGTTGCCGCTAGATGACGACAATCCGAATTGAGCCTCCGGTCTTTCACAGGGGTCAGGATAATCTGTGGAAGACGCGTGGCAGACTGAATGCGGTGTGTTGTGGGCGTCGTTGGGGCAAGACCAAGTTCTTGGTGACGCTGGCGGCTCAGTATGCTTTGCAGGGCCGCAAGGTGGGTATCTTTGCCCCGGAGCATCGTCAGTTATTTGAACCGTATGAAGAGTTGGCTGCGATGTTGAAGCCTGTGACGCGCAATTCCAGTAAGAATGACGGGATCATTCGTACGATCAATGGTGGTCACTTGGATTTCTGGTACTTGACCGACAATGAATTGGCGGGTCGTGGACGCGAATATCACTTGGTATTGGGTGATGAGATGGCGTTCTCGAAGAATGCGCAGATGATGGACATTTGGAAGAAGTCGATTAAGCCGACCATGTTGACGACCAAGGGTCATGCTTGGATGTTTTCGACGCCGAATGGGGTGGATCAGGAGAACTTCTTTTTTCAGATCTGCAAGGATCCCGACTTGGAGTTCAAGTTTCACCATGCGCCGACGGCTTCTAATCCGTATGTGCCGCAAGATGAATTGGCTAAGGAAGAGAAGAGCAATCATCCGCTGGTGTTTCAGCAGGAATTTTTGGCTGAGTTTATTTCTTGGTCGAATAGCACCTTCTTTAAGCTGGAATACTTTTTGGTTGACGAGCAGCCTGTTGCCTACCCTGAGAAGTGTGATGCGGTCTTTGCGGTGATGGACTGTGCGGTGAAGAGTGGTAGTGACAATGACGCGACAGCGGTGATGTATTTTGCGGTAAATCGTTTGCATGGTACGAAGTTGGTGATCTTGGACTACGATGCTTTTGCCATCGAAGCAGCGTCGTTGGAGTATCTGGCTCCGTTGATATTGGAGCGGTGTGAAGAGTTGGCTAAGGCCACGTCAGCGCGGAATGGCAGTCTGGGCGTGTTTGTTGAGGACGCTGCGGGTGGCAGTATCTTGCTGCAATGGGCTGCTGCGAGGGGATGGCCTTTTCATGCGATTGATTCTAAGTTGATGGCGAAGGGTAAAGATGAGCGGGCGATGTTAGCGGGTGGCCCGGCTCATGCGGGGGATTGCAAGGTCAGCCGTCATGCGTTTGACAAGACGATTGTGTGGAAAGGCAGGACGATGAATCATTTCCTTCAGCAAGTGACTACGTTTAGAATTGGGGATAAAGAAGCCTATAAACGTGCGGATGACTTATTGGACACCTTCACGTATGGTGTAGCATTGACCTTAACCGACCACAGGGCATTGTAAAATGAGCTATGTCAGCCTATCGAATATGGGCCTCAATAATCAGCTTCAGCAGTTGTTGGAGCAAGACACGATTGAATGGGGAACCAATGCTGGCTACCAGTTGGCTAAGGACGTGTTTTTGTATCACCCCCTTGGCTACCGGATTGCTGCTGGGCCGCTGAAGTTGGCGATGTCAAAGCCCAGAGAGATTAAGTTTGCCCGTGGGCCAGAAGTGATGTTGCGCGAAGCGTTTGAGCGCGAGTGGAAAGCCTTGGCTTGCGATAATCATATCTTTGCGACCATGACGCAATCGCGGGTGTATGGCGTGGCAGCGATGGTCATCGGTGCGCGTGGTCATCCAACGGATGTGCCGATTGATCCGTGGAAATATCAAGACATGGATTTGTTCATCCATACTTTTGACGCGCTGAACTTAGCGGGATCAATGGTATTGAACCAGAATCCTAATGCGATTGACTTCCAAGGGAAGACCGACGGGATTACGGGTGCAGGTCAGCCCTATGCCAGAGCCAATTCATTAGTGATGTTGAATGAATTTCCTGTTTACTTGGCGTTCAACTCAGCGGGCTTTGGTTTCAACGGACGGTCTGTCTACCAGCGGGCAATTTATCCGCTGAGATCTTATTTATTGGTAATGCAAACCGACGCGATGGTGGCTCGTAAGGCCGGGTTAATTGTCGCCAAGATAAAGCAAGCCGGATCCATTGTCAGCAACATGATGGCGAAGGCCACGGGCTTTAAACGCACTATTCTGCAACAGGGCGGCACGGACAATATTCTGTCGATTGATCTTGATGAAGACATTGAAGCTATTGATTTAAATAACGTCAACGATGCGCTGACAGCCAGTAGACGGAACATTCTGGAAGACATCGCTGCCGCGGTGGATATGCCAGCACGGTATTTGACGCAAGAAACGATGTCTACCGGGATGGCTGAAGGGACTGAAGATGCCGCTGAATTGATGCGTTATATCAGTGACATACGCAAGCAAATGGAACCACTTTATGAGAAGCTGACTAAAGTGGTGGCGCACCGTGCGTGGACAAGGGATTTCTTTGATGCGTGTCAGAACGAATATCCCGAAGCGTATGGCAATGTGTCTTACGAATCAGCGTTCTATGATTGGTTCAACGGGATGTCTTTTGTCTGGCCTGATCTGAATGAAGAGAAAGCATCCGATGCTGTCAAGGTGGATGAGATTCGTTTGAAAGGGATGACCGAGATTCTGCGTACATTGCTCCCGATTGCTGATCCTGAGAACCGTGCGCGGATGTTCCAGTGGGCGCAAGACAACTTGAATGAGATGGGTACGATGTTTGCGCAAGACATGGAATTAGATGTGGAGTCCATGCAGACGTATATCCCGCCTGATGAAGCCGAATCGAAGATGCCCTCTGCAAGATGATCAATCAGCAAGAGATTGATAAGAAGAAGAAGGACAAGAAAGAAGATTTACTGTTTCTTGCCCTGTTGACCTTGGCGATCAATCACTATCAAGAGCAAGGGTATACCAGTGAATCTGACTTAAAACGATGGGTTAAGATACTGAAAGAATCGGCTGAAAAGAGCGTAAAAAGCCCAATAAAGCTCGAAAAAGACACAAAATCTGCATTAAATGGCACGTATAAGCGGTTAATTACGCAAAAAGGCGCGTTAAAGCGTCATAAGGGCGTAAATAAGTCTACGCTGGAAAAGTATGCGCCGACCTTTAAGAAAGAGTTAGATCGCAGAATTCTTGCCAGCCAGAACATTATTGATCTACACCGCGAGACAGCGATCAACGACACGATCCGTAAGTTTCAAGGCTGGGCGACCAGCATTCCACCCGGCGGCAGTAGTGCTGTGGATAAAGTGGAAGAGAAAGCGCGGATTAAAAAGTCGTTGATTGCCCTGCCCTACTTGGTTGATAACGTCATTCACGATCAAGAACACAAGTTATCCACAGTCATCCACGAATTGATTGCCGAGAAAGGCGGTGCGATTGCGATGGTGTGGCATTCCATGTGGAGACTGCCGGGCTATAACTACCGTCCTGATCACAAAGAGAAAGACGAGCAGGTGTATTTATTGAAAGACAGTTGGGCGCTACAAAAAGGATTGGTCGCTGGGGCGTATTACGAAGACGATGTGGCAGTGGGAGTGTTGCCCAATTGTAAGTGTTATGCCGAATGGATCTATGACTTATCGGAACTGCCAAGTGACCTTTTGACCAATAAAGGTCGTGAGTGGATTGCGCAGAAAGCAAAATAAGGTGAAAATCCGTCAAATGAACATATTGGTGACCCACCATGCCCGCGACTAGCCCTGCCCAAGAGCGTCTGATGCAAGCTGCTTGCCATACACCCGGCGGCTTTGGCGGTGTGCCAAAGTCTGTGGGTTGCGAATTCATCGGTAAGTCGCCAAAGCGTAATGACATGACTCAATTAAGCAAAGAGTTGCAGGGCGTCTACGCTGAATTGTCCAAGATGAAGCATGATGCCGAGGCTTGGACGAAGAAAGAAGGAAAGAATCCCGAAGGCGGTTTAAATGAAAAAGGTCGTGAGTCTTACAATAAGACGCATGGCGCACATTTGAAA